CCCCGTTTTTTAGGGTTAAACATGATTGAGCCGCTCAAACCGCTGATTGATAGCGGGTTGGCGGTTTTTCTTTTGTGAGTTAGCAACAAAACTGCACCAAAATGGCAGAAAAATGCCCCGATTTTTGGTCGGGGCATGGTCAAAATAAAATACTAAAATAACCGTCATCACGACGTGATGACGGCAAAGGTAGGCATTTTTCTTGAAACGACAAAAAAGCCGCACGATGGCGGCTCTTCTGCTTGGTCGGTTGCAGGGATCGCATTAAATACTGATTTCTTTGTCAATATTACAAAGTCGCAAGATGTGTTGCAGTTCGTGGACGAAGTAAATGCCAATAGTTTTAATCGCAGCCCAGTCATTTCTATGGCAGAACATAAAAGGTGGCTCATTACCTGCGATTGCCCATGTTTCAATCACATGAAAATGTTCTCTCATTTCATGGTCATAATCAATCGGGTCTTCTCCAAAGTTCATTGCCAAAATCTCCTCGGTGAGAGGGATGGGCCGTATCATATCAGGCATAAGCATATAAAGGCCGTTGATTTCATTGCCATCAACTGACATAGTAATCATGGATTCAGTTAATGCCGTCACTCTGCCTTTGCAATTAACCCCGTAGGCGCACCAGTCACCAATCATTAATTCTTTTGCTTCCATAATTCAATCTCCTTTCTATTATACCAGTTCAATTCGTTTGCCGAGCGCCTCTGCGATGCGTGACAATACGTCGAGGCTTGTGGCGTAGGTTCCTGCCTCGATGCGGGCGATGTTCGGCTGTGCCATGCCGCATTTCTCTGCGAGTTGGGTTTGGGTGAGGCCTTGCATGAATCGCAGATGCTTAACCAATGTACCGAGTCGGTAACGGGTTTCTTCTTCAACCTCCAGCGGCATGACTTCGTAGAAGCCTGGGGCGTAGGTGCCGTGTTCCTTATCGTTGTTTTCAAACAACACAACGCCTGCGTTCGCTTCATCTTCAGTATAGAAAAAGCCAATCACGTTGCCAGTTCCACGGTCTTGTACCTTGTAGCGGTAGGTCATTGCCGCAGGAGCCGGTTTAACCTCGGTGTCAACATCTATGCCGTTATCCTTGATGTACTGATAACCCTGTGCGTTAGTCTCGCAATGAACGAGTGTATCAGTGTCGGTTCGCATAAGTGTGCGGAAAAAGAAACAATTCTTTTTCGCTGCCTTTGTCAGTAGGCGGGCATTCTCACTCGTTGTGTAAAATCTTGTTGCCATAATCAAATGCACTTTGTTCGTGTCGTGCGCAACTTATATGATGGTTATTAGTTGTTTCTTGTTATATGGGGGGCGGGGTTGCCGCCCCCGGTTTGGTTTAAATCTGCCCCTTTCTACTCCTGCCGCCATCTACTGCGTAGTATGCAATTACTGAGTTGTGTGCGAAAATCATATCCTTGAGATGTTGAATCCACTCGCTTGCCTCTTTGGTTGTAAAGTCTGCGTTCAGACCATACATCAAGTGGTCATAACTCTTGTCTCCATTTTTAATCACTTTCATTAACCTTTTAGTCAATACTGCGATGTAGTTTTTTTGTGCCTGTGTCATAGTCGTATTGTTTTAATTGTTAGTACTTTTTTTTGACATTGCAAAGATATATCAAATAATATATACCACCAAATATTTTGGCAAAAAAATATCAAAAAATATATGTTTTTATGGTTTTCGGTGGGTTTTTGGGCAGAAAAGGACAAAAAATCGCCCATGCCTCACGGCATAGACGATAGATAACTAATAACTAAAACACCCCTTTCTATTTATATGGTTAAGAAACTAGAAAATCCTGTATCTCACGACAGCACCGGCAAACGGCTCGGCCTTGTCATTCCTGATGATCCCGCCACGGATGCCGACCTGCAATCGGTTGGGTTTGTAGAGCAGTTCCCCGCCAACGTGCGGTGTATATCGTTGCGTGGTCACGTTGTAGTCAATCCCTGCGACTGCATCCAGTTCCCATTTGTTGGGAGGTTTGCTCAAGGTCACCCGCTCGGTGATATATTCAGTCCTTTGATATACCTTGATGCTGTCGAGGCTCGGTTCGTAGCCGCTCACCCAGGCATCGTATTCCGGGGATGAGTAGTGTCGTGACTCGATGGGAACTTCGACCAACACGGAATCCACGTAATTCTCACGTAATCTCCCGTAATTCTCACGTAACAACGTGTCGGTTTTTCCGACAGGTTGCACCCTCGTCAGGAACTTGTACTCGGTGCGTACCCGATCAACCTCAACGGGCTTGGGGTAGTACCGTGCGATTGTGTCGGTAACGACCACCGTGTCACGTTCCACCTTGATAACCTCACCTTTGCTGCATCGGTTTGTCCAGTAAACGATGTTACCCAGCACGATGCCCACAATCAGGCAGTACAAAAGTCTTTTCTTGTTACTCATAATATAGCCGATAAAATTAAAGCAATGGCCGCGACAACTACCGCACCGCACCCGATACGGCCTACCGCTTCGCCTACCGCATTTTTGTTAATGTTTCCCATATAAACAACTTTTTTGCGTTCAAACCGCTTATTTTGCAGGATTTGTACATATTAAGCAGGTTTTCACCGCCTTATTTTTGTTTTAAGAGTTACATCAAGGTAACTTACATCACCTTAACTTTTATCGCAGGTATTTGCCGCCGTTGCAGAACAGGTAGCCGTGCTTAACACACTCAAGACGTCGCAGCCAGCCTTTCAAAAAGACCGAATTGCCGCCTTTTCCGATGTTCATATAGAACGCCTTGCGCTGATTCCACAAAGCACTGAACAGGATTGGCCCGTCCATTGAGTTGATTTTCGCCAGCGACTTAGGCCCGATGATGCCGTCGTCCTTCAAGCCGAGCGACTTCTGGATGCGCTTGACGTAGCCAGGCCCCGACATCCAGCAGCAGTCGGCGATGAGGTAAGCCACCCACTCGTCGTTGATTTTGTCGAGGTTGAGCTTGTCCCAGGTGTGCCACCGCAATACGCTGTCCCACTCCTTGTCGGTGATGTTCTTCAGATCCAGCAAGGTCGGCTTTGGTAGACCCTTTGCTTTGCGGAAAGCGCAGAATGTGGTATAGGTCACACCTCGCATGGTCGCCCCGCCTTTGTCATTGGGATGGTTTGACCAACCACCTTCCCATGAACGGCAAAAAGTTCCGTATTTTTCTATTCTTGTCATGTTGTAGATTCAATTTTTTTTGTTACTTTTGTAATACGTTTAATGCAGTTCTTCTAAAACGTACCGATTTCGCCTTGCTTTCTTGCAAGGTTTAGCCATCCTTCGGGGTGGCTTTTTCTTTCCAATTCTTTCCAGTTCTTTCCAATTCTTTAAACATTGGAAATGTCAATCGGTTACACCTCGCCACCGCTTGCATCTGCCGCTTTGTCGATGATGTGCTTGGCGATTTCCACCGCCTGCTCCTTAGACATCGCATCGGCCACGACCTCGATGGCATGGGTGATGTTTTTCCTTGTCTTTTCCTCGGCCTTTTCGTGCATCGACCAAATTTCTACGATGCAAAGCACGATGGCTACGAGGATTGAGGCAAGAGGAACACAATGCACCGTTGACGAATTGAACTGCGCCCAAACGAAATGAATAAGCGTGTCAATCCCTGCGCTGATGAATAGTACTCCCTCATAGAGTGCGAACTTCGTGATAGAGCGAGAGAACAAGTAACTCGTCCTCGCCTCACCTCTCAGCTTTGCTTTGCGCCAGCCGAATGCGGCATCCATGCACATGGCACCGATGACCACGCACATCGCTACAACCACTATGAGGTACATCACGGGCAACCCTGCCAAGATATGCGAATAGTTGCTAATCATTCTTTACCTCCTTTCTAAAACATTTTCTCATACTCCAGCGATGCCAGCACAAACGGTCCGAATCCATGCGGGTCATCACTGATGTAGCCGAAACTATAATAGTTCTCTCGGATTGCATCTTTGTCACTCAACCCTCGCCCTGGATTCCCCTGCGACATACAATCGTTCAGTTGTAATCCTCTCATGCGAGTTACCGAAGACGTGATGTATTCCTGGCTTTATCGCGTGATTGTTGTTACAGTTGCAATTCATAATTCGTATTGTAATTAATGTTTAAACACTTTATCACCAATTCGTTATCCTCTCATGAGAGATGGTCTGGTCATCGTCAAAGTAGAAATACAGCTCATCGCGCGTGCGACCTCCAATCGTCTGCTGCTGACCGATGCGCTCAACATGCACACACATGGGCACGTTGCCGTGGGCAAACTCAATCGTCACCTTGTTGATGCGGTTGTCAGGTGATGTAGCTACAACATCATCATAACTGGAGTAGTTCACGTTTTTGTTGGCGCGGCAGATAGACAACATCAGTTGCTTGGCGGCGTCGCTCCGCCTAACCCATGTATGCCCGTCGGCATGGATGTGGCCGTAAATGTAGCACGCAAAGGCTGCTGGTTCATGCCCCATATTTGTAAAGTCGGCGTTCACCGACAACGTGGAGCCGTCAGCAGGGAAACTGCTGTCGTTATAGGTAGCCACCCATGATGACTTGCTAAGATAAGCCTTCATGATATTGACGATGAGTCCGCAAGTCTCCACGTTTCCAGAGGTCTTGTGATAGCGGTTGTCGTATTCTTCGCAGAAAGTTTGCGCGTAGAGTTTTTCGCGCACGTTATTCGTGTACTTTCCTTCGGTCATGAACAGACGTTCAACCTGCTGCTGTTCGGTGATGCCTGACTCCAGCGGGTCAAGCGACTCGATGTAACCGCTATTGTTGTAGAACGGCGTTTCATGCAGTGCGATAATGATGGTGTAGTTCGCTGGAGTATCTTTCAGCAACTGAATGAACCACTGCATCTGCTTGTTGGTCATGACAACGACTGAACGATAACTTGCAGTGTAGGTATTGCCGTTGACGCCCAACTTCTTGTAGACCTCGAACTGGTCAATGGTAATCAGTCTCACGGGATGGTCGCCATTGGTATTGAAGTCCTTGTAATAGTAGGATGAAATCGGCGCACCATCAAAGCCTTCGCCTAACGTATCACCCCAAGTCACGCTATTGCCCATGAGGGTATACAGCCACTTTGACATCCAACGGTTGTCGCGGTTGGTGGTATTGTTGTCCCAACTATCCCAAGCGTCATGGTTGCCCGCACAAGCCATCAGCTTGCCGTTGTAGTTGGATGGATTGTTGAGCGTTGATGCGTTGTAGCCGACAGCGGAACTTCCGTAAGCCTTCAGGTCACCAGTGACCATTGCAAACTCGCAGTCACTGTCGCTGTCCAGCGTAGTCTTCAATAGAGCAAATGACTGACCATGCGGGTCGCTGGCGTGCAGGAACGAGAACGTGCTGACGGTTGGCGTGGGCTGCACATCGGCTGCTGCAAAGTTACCATCAATCTTGTTGGCTATAACCTGCATCGAATCCTGCTCGGTGATGTGCTGCGGGCTGTCAACAATAGCATCAAAGGCGGCATTGACCTTGCGGGCAATCTCGCTCATCGAATCCTGTTCGGTGATGCTCGGTGCGGTTACGCCCAACTCCGTGAAGCCGCCAGTAATCTTAGTGGCGGCTACACGCATTGAGTCCTGTTCAGTTATCTTAGTAGCCATAGCATTAGGATTTATTGGTTTTCGACATATGCAGACGGCTTGAAAATAGCAGTCGTGTTATTACCGCCACTGCCTTGCACATAGCAGCTGCTGAGATATTGATAGGTGAATGAAGCGAAAATCAATCGCGCTTGCGTCGCACTGTCACCAGTTATAGTTACAGTGTTTGAATTTTGGTTATACTTCCAAGCGGGGTCATTTGCCGTCTTAAGATAATAATGTGAATTGTACTCACAAACAGCCTTATTCGTTAGATAGTTGCCAGTTTGGCCAGCTGAAGGACCAAAATGCGCCCATTCGATTGTATCGAATGGAGAAACTCTTGCGATTGGAATAGGCTCGGAATTTTTACACCAAGTTTCAGATGATCCTGGTGTGCTTGTGCCAATATACCACGGTCCTGCAACAATAAAATCAACGGCAGTAGCAGCGATTGTTATATTCCCTGTTACTTCAGGGATGCGAACTTCATAATAAGGCTTGCCAATCTGTACCTTTGCGCCATTTTCTATTGATGTCAGGTCTGACTTATATACAACACATGGAACGCTGTCTATGTCGATGTGGTTGCTTTCGCTTGGTGCGGAATCACGAGGATAGCCATCTTCAAGCACAATGGGTAAGGCGACACCATCCATCGTGACGGAAAAGCCGTTTTTACCAACGACCTTGTTAATCCCATCACCCTCAATCTTCGTAGTGTACGATGCTCCCTCGCTCACGCCAGCGGCATCGTTGCTGCTGGTGCAACCCGTCAAGTTAAGCGTGATAGACTTTGCCGATGTAGCCGTTGCGGTAATCACGACGGGGCCAGTCACACTGGGAATGGAGATTGTGTTGCCAGAAATGTACTGGCTGGCATCCACACCGCCCATCGTCACCGTGAGCGTGTCAAGAACGTAGCCCTCGTCAAAGATGATGGTCTCATTCAGCGGCGAACCATCCGCAATCTGCAACAGGCTGCTGTTGCTGTGACCGTGCGCGATTGTGCGCGAAATCGTGTGCGTCAGCAAACCGATGGATGACCAGTCAATGTCAGGCTTGCCAAGCCAAAACGCGGATTCGCCGAGCGAATCCCACAACGTATGCATCAGCCCGAGCAGCACCTTGCCCATTTCTGCCGACAATGCCTTGTCATGTCCTCCTGAACTCAGGTTGTCTACTATGCCAAGCCCGTCAGCGGCTTGACCGTTACTTCCATAAGGAGTTATAATTTTCTCTGCCATTGTTTTTATGTTGTTGCTGTTGTTAATAATTCATTCTCAAACTCACTTGATTACACCTGTAAATTGGGTTCTGGTATTGGCGCTTGATGTAAAGGTGCCATTGACGAAATCATATAGACCATATTTTTGAGCAACCGTATCATATGCAGGAACATAGTCGCGTATCAGGTCATCTCCATCATATATTTTAGCATAATATATTTTAGCATGTGCGCCTCCATTAAAACTGCCATTGTCATTAAGGGCACAAATAGGCATCTCGAGATTATTCTGCCACGAATCAGAAGTCTCTGATGTGTATGTAACCCCATTATATATAAGCCTATGTTTGTTAATATCTATTTCATAGATTCCTGCAACATTAGTAATATATCCAGAGCCAAAACTTGAACCATAAACTTTAAAACTATGCACTTTGTCATTATAACTGTAACAATCAAACATATTAGTTTGACTGTTTGGTTGAGCGCCAAACAGAAAACACCATCCGTCAGAAACTTCTCCATATGCTTTTATTACAATACGAAGTTCACTTGATGTAAGGACACCAGTTTTAATGTATGCAGCATAAGCACCGTAATTAACACTATCTATATACTCGCATTCCTTGTAACGGCTCGGCAGGTGACGAGCATTGGCGTCAAATGCCAGTTCGTTGCCAAGATATGCCTTGCCGATTCCCTCGGTGCCAAGGAACAACGAGCCTATATTGTCACTTCCTGTCTTCATGACTCGGTGATAAGATACAGGGTTGTACTATCCTTAACTGGCAAGGCTTCATAAGCTGCCTGCGAAATCTTAACAATGGTCACAACATCATTCGACTGCACTCGACCAGCCAGCGACTGCTGCGTCAGGTAGCCCGCATCATTCGTGAACGCACTGACCGCTGTAGGCACAACGGGAATGTTTGGCTTGTTCTTGATGAAGTCAACTGCGGTGGAGTCAGTCTGATTCCAGTCAGCCTGTACCTGTGTGCCACTGCCACCACCACCGCCAGTCGAGTTGATAGTGACCTCTCCAGTCTGCTGATTGACCGACAGGCTCACGTTACTACCAGCCTTCAGCGACTGCGCCGTCAAATACTGCGGATGGCTGTGGTTGAGGTTGATGGTGTAGGTGTTGTTGCCGATGCGGATTGCAAACGTGCCGTCTGCGGTGACAGGCTGAACAACCTCGGCATCCACGCTCACCGTCTTGCCGTCCTGTGCAATCACGATGCCGTTGCCAGCAGATAACTTGTCTTGCTTGAGCAATAGCTTTGCAGCCAACGTGTCGCTTGAACTGATGCCTTCAAGGAAAGCCTTCACCTCGTTGAAGGTGTCGATAACTCCCTGCGTTGCACCATCCTGCGTAATGGTGTTTAGCACGTTCCGCAAGCCCTGAATGAGTCCATCAACATAAGCCTTGATGACCTTGTTCTGCACGGGAGCATCGCTCGTGTCGCTCATAGCGGTGTCACACTCTGTCGTGCCACCACCCTCGCTTTCGGGCAAGGTGATAACACCGCCTGTCGGCGTGATCGTGCTGCCGCTTGAGCCAATCCTTATGCCGGTGACAACATTCGGCTTGTTTTTGATGAATGTCGGGTAGCTGGTACTGCTCTCGTTCCAGTCTGCCTGCATCTGGTCGCCGAGGTCGATAGTTCCGTTTGATGCGTTTTTCGTTGTGCCGTTAAACACAACTTTCTTCACCTGTTCACCGATACCTTCGTCCACCTCGGCAAGTTTCTGCTTGAGCGTCTTCCCGCCTTCGTTGTCGAGTGTCACGTCTTCGGTGGACATATCGACATCCCTCTTATTCCCATACTTATCGTATAGTGTCAATCTGTCTTTTGCCATAATATATATGAGTTAAGTGTATAATTTCGCTTTCCCATCCTCAAAAACGAGGTAGCCATTACCCTGCTTTGCGGTGATATCTGCTCGCCCATTGTTGGGCTTATCATCGCCCTGGAATTTCCCGTTCTCGCTGATGCGGACTTGTCCGTCAGCAATAGAGATTGCGATTGTCCTGCCCTTGATGATGGGGTAGATGGCGGTAACATTGAACTCGTCATTAGCGTATTGGCCATCCATGTGCTCGACGATTTGCAGCATGGTGCGTTTGCGGAAGCGCATTTGTGAGCCGCCAACGAAATCAAGCGAGATAGCGATGTCATAAGTGCCAAGGGGTAGCTTGCCGTAGTCAACGAAGCTGACCTTGTTCTGGAAGATGTCGCACTCATATTTCAGCACCTTCTTGCCTCGGGACAATTCCACGACTGGCTTGCTGGCGAGGTTCTGTGATAAATCCATCTCAACCTCTTCCGCGTGTTCCTCACCATCAATAACAGTGACGGCTCTCGTTGTGATCGGAAACGAAAGATTGATGAGGTTACCCTGCGGATGTGTGATTACGGGTCGGTTTAGTTTCCCGCCCGCTCCGTTGTTGTAATGACAATAAAAACATTTCATATCGTTATAGTTTTGTTAGTTGTTTCTCAATCTGTTTGAGCCTTGAGTATGCCTCTGTCTCCCCGATGATATAAGTCGGGGTATCAAACGGCATATCCAGCTTATATTCGTAGCCGATAATACGGCTGGTTTTCGTTCCGTTAGGCAAGGCATCGTGATTGATGGTTACCTTTGCGCCAGCCTTAATCAAGCCGTAGGTGTACAAGCCATCCACCTTGCCCCTGCCCCCGTAGTCCCACGTTCTGAAGATGTCGCTAATCATGCGGCAGGTAAACGTGAACTGACCATCCTGCATGGCTTGCAGGTATTCGTTGGTCTTGGCTTGCAGACGCTGCTGCGACTGCGACACAAGACCCATTTCGGTCATGGCTTGAGGATTCCAGCCGACCAAGAAAAACTCGTCGCGGTCACTCGGGTAGAGGAACTGGTTGGGTATCGATGAGCCATAGTCGGTATTGCGGATGATGCTAAATCTGCGTGTATTGTTGACATAGCCGACATCAAAGGTCATACCAGCCAGCATCCATCCGCTCGACTGCACGGATGCAGGGGCGGTGAACACGGCTTGCAGTTTCTGCCCGTCCATAAGCCAGTCGGTGTCAAATCGATAGTCTTGCCACGTTGTCCCGCCGTCTGCGCTATACTCAGCAAGGAACGAGTACTGCTTCCAGTTCTCTCGGGTCACACTGTCGTCATTATGGGTGGTGGTATCGGTCTTTGTGGTGGTGTAGATGCTACCCGCCTTGATACGCAGTTGCAATCGTGGGTACTCATCTTCCATGACAACCGATATCTCACAGATGTTATGGCTGGTCACTCCGTTGGACTGGCGATAGCGGTTGTTGCCGGGCAGATGCAGCCGTTTCTCGCCAACTGCGCTCATCCCCTCGGCATCGTACTTGGGTGTATAGTAAGATATCGGGACCTTAATAGTGGTTGGGGAAATGGTGTACTCCCTGCCGGCAACCCAGTTGCTGGGCGAACTGCCGTTGAACTTTATAAGCCCAGTAGCAGCGTAATATGTAGCTTGTCTGCCAGTCAATCCTACGGGTGTCACGATGACCTGCTTGGTAGCGTTTTCCTCGCCAGACGAGGCGGTGATATATGATAGTTCGCCGACAAACGATGCGGTGACATCGGAAACCTGCTGATACGCAACCGACCATCGTACCTCAAGGTATATCTGCGTGTTGCCCGTCAAGTTGAGCTCACGGCTGATATCGCATGAGTAATCCCATACCCGCTTAATCTCGGTGTCAGAGGCATCGCTATCGTCCTTGTAGGACATGATGTTGCTCTGCGTGTCGAGCGTGATGGACTGAGTACCGACATGGAGAATCAGCGATGCCGACACGATTGGGTAGTCGCTTGCTACGGTCCAGTCATCACTAGCCAACTTCATCGAAACGGCTACTGAGCCGCCAATCGTCTGCTTGCCGTTCAATGTCTTGGTATCGGTACGCTGCGAGTATCCGTTACCCGATGCCGTTGCGCTCGAGGCCATTGTAAACTGCACGATGGTGGCGGTTGATGTACCGCCTATCATATCTGTTCGAAGCGGTCTGTTGGCATCCTTGAATCCGTCTGAGCCTACATCCGTCACCTCAAACACCAGCTCCCTATCGTAGGTATCTGGGATGTTGCGAGTGCCGCCATAGGCATAGACCCGATTGGCATAGGTCTGCTGGTCACGGGCCACGTCCATGCTCTCCACGTTATTGCCCAAAGCGAAAACAAACGGAGTGTTGTCCAGCTCGCATTTGCCGAAATGGATGGTATTGTCTGTGACCCACCATTCGGTCTCCCATGCCTCGGCTATCATCCTAAGAGCTTCGATGATGCTAATGCCATTGTATTGCAGATACCGCACCCCGTTAGCCTTCTCTGCGGTGATGGATATGGAGACGCCCGAAAAGCCAAGCACAGACAGATTCCGAACAATCTGTTGGGCATGGGTAGCAAGCGGTGCGGTCAGATTCCATTCGACCTCCATTCGCCTGTCTATATAATCGTCCTCGTTCTCATCGTACACGTTGGCGACAAGCATACAGAGATACCTGCGCCAGCGATAGTACTGAGCATCGAATCTCAGCGAGTAGTCATAGCCTCCAGTGCGCTGGTTGTACTTCGGCATCTGCTCATCGTTGCTATAAAACGTGCCAAACACAGCATCATCGATATAGTCACCGACACCGATATGTATGGCATAGGAAAGTGAGAACTCCAGAACGATGCAGTCCTCTTCCATCAGCCTAAACCTACGCATAGAGCGTGGAGTAATTGGCAGCAGAATCGTTTCCGCACTATTAGTATTGTTGTAATAGTGCAGGGTGATGGTCGGTGTCGCCCTCTGCTGAATGCCGTATGTGTAGCCTAAGTCACTCATTCGCCAATGCTGCTGAAATCTCTTGTCTGTAATCCGTTCCTCGGCACACGCTCCTCAAACCTAACGGCATACTTGGCTAGCGTGCCGCCAAATACTGCGAACTGCGTGCATGAGATATACTGCAACCTATATTGAATCGTTTGTCCGTATATCTCAAACAATAGGATGATGCCCTCTGGAGAATAGGTCAACGCTGCCAAAAACGCACGTTCCTTGGCAAGCAGGTCTCCGAAGTCGCTGGCGATGAGGTGCATCTCAAGCGTGATGGTTCGGGCAGCAAAGCGGGTCGGTGCCATGATATCTGTGCGCTTCCCGTCCTCCAATCTGCTCTCATTGCTGACACGTTCCTTCGCATCGGGCCAAGCCAGCAATGCGCTGATAGCACCATCGCTCAACGAGACACCGAACTCAGCCTTGATGTTGTGGCCGTTTTCGTTGCCGTCCCAGTTGTATATCGTACAAATCCCCCTTGGCATAATCTTATAGCGTTTTAATCTTGGTTGCAATCTGTTCTATTGCGTCCCCATATTGGGCCGCAATTCGTGTGTAGCGGGCAATGTCCTCAAGGTGGCTGTTGCCGATCAGCATGAGGTTGCGCATCTCGGCAATGGTGTTGCCCTGCTCCTGACCGACAACGGAAAGTGTCTGCAACTGCATCACCGCCATTGTCAGTTGTTCGTTTTGGTAGGCTTGACCGATTTGGATGGCGGTCAGTCTTCCGTTGAGTTCATCGCCCTGATCTTGGCTGAACGAGGATGCGGCTTTGTATGCTCCGCTGCCCTCACCAACGCTCTGCGAATAGCCCGTTGCGTCGGCAAGCGTGTCACGCAGTTTCACCGCATCGGCCACGATGTTGTTGTAGTCGGCAAGCAGGGCGTTACGCTCACTCTCGCTGATTTCGCCATCCTTCATGCTCTCGGCGAACTGGTCATACCACTTTGATAACCTGTCGCTGAACATCTCATTAACCTTAGTGTTGAGCATTGCCTTGAACAGCATCTCAGCGAAGTCATCACTGAAATCACTTGCCGCCGTTTCCATGTCTGCCAGTTTGCTGATGAAGTCATCACGCATGGCCTCAAAGGTGGTCTGCGTGAGGCGTTCCTGTGCCGCTTTCTGCACATCCTCAAGCTGCTCCGCACCATCGATGATGTTCTGCAAATACTTTCGCACATCATCATCCATGCGAGCCCAGAATGCGGGTGCGCTTTCCTTGAGCCTTTGCAGCTGGTCGCTCGATAGGTCGAACAGACCCGTCAGCCTCTCGCCCAACATCTTCCGGGCATTGCCTCCAATGGCTTTGCTGATGTCGCCCCAATCGGCTGCGGTCATCTCGTTCACAATGCGTCTGCCGATGGAGTGGGAGCCGATACTTGCCCCCGCATTCAGTCTCTCCTTGCCCAGCTCCCGCCATGCCTCAGTCTCTCGGTTGAGAATCTCGGTTGCCTCCTTTTCGGCTCGCAATGCCTCTGCACCATAGCTGGTGTCAAGGTATTCACGTTTCTTGTCCAATAGGTCATCCCATACATCAATCAACTTGTTGTACTGCTCAACGAGTTTGTTGTAGGATGAGTAGTCCGCACCGAACAATCCCTCAACAGCATTGACAATCGTGCCGATGCCCTTTGCCGTGTTCATGATGCCGCCCACGATGTCGCCCGACATGATCTGCCCGACACCTGCTGCTGCGTCGCCCAAGCCGCCCACGGCATCAATGACACCCTGCACGGCAGAATCGTCGAAGCCGAAGATGCTGGCGATGTTCTTGCCGAACTCCTTGACGGAGGGCAGGAACTTGTTCACGGCTTGGCCGATCCCCTGCAAGCCTTCGCCCGTTTGCCCTGCCTTGAGTTTGCCGAGCGAATTGTCAATTTCGGCTTTGAAAGCCTTGAACGGGCTGCGCCTCGTTACTTCGTTTTGCAGTTTCTCGATGGCGGCAATGACATCGTTTATCTTGATTTCTCCACGCTGGATTTTGTCGATGTCCTCCTCGCTGAAACCGATGCTGATAAGGTCTTCACGGCTGATGTCGCTCTGGCCTTTCATGTAGTCCACAAGGGTTTGGTACTTGCCGATTATAGCCTCAATGGACTTTACCGATTTATCGCTCGCATCGGCAAACAAGTCTGCCATCTGCTGCGTCTGCAAGCCGAAGTCCTTATCAAGCTGCGATAATTCCGATTCACGCTGCTTGGCAAGCATCATCTTTTCTCCCTCGGTGGTAGCCCTGTTAATCTTGTCGGCATATTCCTCGGTTATGGCTAAACGCCTCTCCTGGTATGTGCCGTATTGTTTCAAATATTCACGCATTGAGGACTGGCTCTCGCCCTCAATGATTTGTTGCTGCTTCTGCTTGATGAGGTCTGCTAGTTCCTCATATTGTTTGACGATCGCATCAATGGCTGACTGGTCAAGCATAGCGGCCTCCCACGGCTTACGCTCGTCGGCAGGCAATAGTTTCTGCTCGGCTTCGTAGCGTGCCTTCTGCCGTTGGTATTCGGCTTCCTTCGCGGCCTTGAGTTGTTCGGCAAGTTGCAACAACTCTGCTTTGTTCTCCGCCTCACGTTGTGCGGCCACCTTTTCGGCACCGTCCTTCATGGCTGCGATACGTGCAGCGGTGAGCCGTTCTTCCATAGCCACCGTCTGCGATATGCGCTCGTTGTCCTGCTTGCGCTCCAGTTCCGCCAGTGCCGCCTCGGCCTCTTGGACCTTCTTAGTGTCGATAGTGACCACCTTGCCACCACCTTTTGCAGCCTTTGCAGCAGCACTTGCCATCTGCCGCTCGTTACTGGCCTCCATGCGGGCGAGCATACGGGTAGAGTTGGCACGTTGTGCCTCTAACTGCAATACTTGTGTTCTCAAGTCACGCTCTTTCTGCAAATCCTCAAGCGTAGATGAATGCAGCGAGTTGTTCTTTTTTGTTATCTCGTAGAGTTGTGTCTGCGCCTCGATAGCATCATCGAACTTGGCCTGTTGCCACTTCTTGAGTTCGTTGATAGCATCTTGGCGTTCCTTGCCTTTGAGTTTGTAAAGTTTTTCGTATTGTTCGCCAATCTTTTTGTCATACTCGGCCTGCTTCGCTTGTGCCTCTTGAAGTTTGATGGTGGCATCCACCTCGTCTTGCTTGAGTTGCCCTGCGACCTGCGCTTTCTTGATTTGGTCGTTGACATACTTTTCAAATCCGCTGAACGATGCGGCATTCCACACGTCGCTGACCACCTCGGCTGCGCTCTTGCCGAGGTTGATAATCGTGCCGAATGCGTTTGCGGCTGCGCTTCCTGCCTCTTTGAACGCCTGTCCCATCAGTGTGCCAGCATTCTTCAGCCGCTCCCACCCGGCAGAAATGGTGTCAAGTGACATCGTGCCGATGCCCTTGATGATTGTGCCGAGCGAGGCGAGGCTGTTGCCAAGCCCCTTGACCAGATGATAGACGGATTTCAACGCATTGGAGAATGTGCCGACAAGGTTGCGGGCGAATGCACCGAGCGGCTTATTCGGGTCTGTGAACGCACGGAATAAGTACTTGCCGACGGCTACTGCGATGTCCGTCAAAGTGCCGAGTACACTTGTGATATATCCCGACACCTTGGCGAATGCACGCTGGCCTTCTGCCGACTTGGTAAACCACTTGTGCATCGCTTGCAGGGCAAGCACTACGGCAGTCAGCACGGCACCGATTGGGGTGGCGATCATAGCCCGCAGGGCAACGAGCATCTTCTTTGCTCCTGCGATAGCAGGGGTGAATGCGCCACCCATACTACCGAGAGCCTCTTTCATGCTATTGACACCCTCGGTGAATTTTCCGTTCCCGGTCAGCCAGTTCTTCGTTGCCTCGGTTGCCTCGCCAATCTTTCCCTTGATGGTGTCGAATGCGCTGCCCACATTCTCGGCATTCCCGCCGAACTGGGCAAAGGTGGCATCAAGGTTGTTGAGTTGCTGATTGGCTGTTTCGGCTTGCGTTCCAAGCTGCGCAAGTTGCTCTTCGGCTTGTTTTAACGTGCCTGAGAGCGCGTCAATGTCGCCCTGCAAGGCTTGTGCCGTTCCGCTATCCCCTGCGCTAAGAGCAGCCTCCTGCGCTTGTTGTAGTGAATCAAGTTCATCGGCCAATGTAGCCACGGCAACACCCTGCACATTGTATGCGGTCTCGGCTGCTGCACTGGCATCCATAACGGCCTGTTTATAGGCATCGAGTTTGTCAGCCATGCCGTCCATCGAGCCGCCGCCAAGCATGGATTCCATCTCACTGCGGATGGTCTCTGCCTGTGCGGAGAACTCCTGGCTCATCGTTGACAGGTTGCTGACCGACTCCCGGCTTGCGTCATAGAGTTTGCTGGCGAAGTCGGTAACGGATGCAGATGCGTCACGGAACTCTTGCAGGTCGAGCATCTGCCCAATCTGCTCCACATTTCTTGCCGTAGTGCGCATAGCCTGTTGCGTCTCTTGCAGAGCCTCCATCATGCCCTTATTGTCAGCCGTTATGATAAACTTTAATTCTGCCATAGTGTTATCCCATGTTCATTAACTGCTCCATACGTTTCCAATTCTTCGGGTCATCACCGCTTACGATATCATCGGTCTCAATGAGGTGTTTCGGCATCTTCTTTTTCTCGTCATCGGTCAAGAACACCTCGCTAACCTTATCTGCCATAAGCAACTCTAGGACGGCTGCACTGATACCCCAAACGGTGTAGTCGTATGTCCAGCCGTAACGCTCACAGGCAGGGTCTATCAGTTGACCGAAGATTGTTTTACCGCCGAATGCTATGCCGCCGCCTTTCTCCTTGTGCCGTGCTACCGCCGCCATGCGCTCACGCTCTTTGGCTATACCCGACTCATCCATAAACTGGTGGTGGCGGTTGTGGCTGAACGTGGCGACCATAAGCGTAGCCACCTCGGCATTATCGAGGAGGAACTCAAAGTGGTGTGTGCGCCGCTCAATCTCGGCCACGTTGCTCAACTGCTCCCTTGTGTCGCAGGTGGCATAGGCAATCAGTTCGCAGCATTTGTGCTTTTCGGCCTCGGCAACACGCAACAACTCAACGTGCGGCATGGATGCCAGCAGTTTCTCGTTGATGCCGATACTTGAAATCAACCCCTGCAACACGAACAACTTGCCCAGCGATGGCGGCGCGATGTGGTACATCCTCCCGTCAACGCTGAACTCGTGCCTGCGCTCAAGCAATATGTCCGTGCCGAGGTTATTCATAATATCATCTCGCTTGCAAGGTAGCCTTGCACATAGGCGGCAAGTTCACCGCCAAGTGAAACATCATAGTACTCGCAGATGTCACGCTGAACGTGGTCTATCTCATGGACGATGGAATTGTGCCACTCTGCCCGGCTCGTAGTCCATCCGATGCAGACAACGCTCATGCGCTCGTTTGGGTCGCTGACGGTACAAGCCTTGTTTGGCTCATAAAAGAGCCGTAGAGCAGCCTCTATGTCGCTCTCATAGGCATTGACGGAGCGCAGTTGCTTGGTAATCCAAACATCCTCCGCAGGTGTCACATCGTAGTTGACCACGATGCGCCACTTTCCACCGTCTATGTCAATCCACTTGGCGATCATCTAACGTAGTCTTCCCAATCCAATACGATACCCATCTTACACATATCGGCATACCAGCGGTTGAATGCCTTACCCTCGTAGCCGTCAGGATCGTCGATGTAGTCCTTGATGTACATGGCGAGGTGAGCCTCGTCATCGATGCTGCTACCCCAATAGTCGGCTCTTGCCATTGCATGGACGTACACCGCATCGTAGAGTGTGTTGCGGCCAAGCGTCACCCCGTTGTTTTCAAGCATGGTCTTGATGTCCTCCTTGCTTGACATCTGCACCGGGTTGCCTTGGCGGTCACGCATCATCTTCACGGCATCCTCACACAACTCCTTGGAGAAGTGTTCGCCGTATGTGCCGAGATATGCCCGCATTGCGGGAGACTTGAAATCGTACTTTGATAGGTCGTTGCAGTTACACATTTTATTCACTTTCTTTTAAAAAGGGCGGCAGTTGCCCACCGCCCAATTATTGATGATTAAGGAACTAAGCCGAAATCAATATCCGTAACGGCCACGGGGCATATCGTCCCAATCACCGTCACGGCGCATCATGCGCTCATCCCTGTCCCAATCACGGTTGGCATAGCGGCCACGGCTGTCACGCATCTGATTGCGATAGCCCATGCCGTTGCGCTCGTCCATCGCGTTCTTGAGCATTTCGCAAGCACTCTCAAGAAGGTCTTTGGCCTTCTCAATCATCTCCACAGCATCCTCATTGGAACGCATCCTAATCATTCGGTATCCCATAGCGGTTACTTTTTAGCGGATTTCAAGGACTGCTGCATATCGGCAACCATCTGCATCAACTGACCCATTTGGTCACGCAAATCGGCAATATCCTGCTTTTGCGCTTTCGCCTCCTTGTACTGAGGATTCAGCACCTCAAGCATCTTCTCGCCCTCGGCAAGCACGGACTGGTGATAATCCACCTTGTCAAGCACCTGTCGGCTCTCTGCCATCATGCGGTCAACCTCGCGCAACGTGGCTTCTTGCGAAGCACCGATGAACTGCGCTCCGTTGTTATACGTTGCGGTCTCGTTATCAGCCGTAAGATTGCCGAGAGGGATGACCTCCTCGCCATTCTTTGCGGTGATGTCAACAACTTGTTTGAGGTTGGTTCCGATTGCGGCAGAGGGGTTGGCTACGTTGTAGTGAGGCTCGTTGCGGCTCACTAACTCAGCGACAACAAGACGCGGCTTGTCGTTCCTGTGGATGATATAGACGGGCTGACCCGGTTGCAGACTCTTGAAATCCATGATGATTATTTTGCGATGGTTGCGGGAGTGGTGGGAGTAGTTGTGCCACCATTCAGGCTGGAGGCAATCTTATCAACAACGTAGTCAGCCACACCGTTTGCCCAGATTGTGGGCACTGCGGTCATGCTGTTGTTGGGCAGCGTGATCGTGGCGGGCTGGCAACGCTTAATGGCAGCGACATCGTTCTGCAAGGCTGCAATCTGACCCAAGACGGGAGCCACGGCCTGCTGAACGACACCAGCGGTGTAATTCTGCGATTCCAACTGCGCTACCTTTGCGGTAAGAGAAGCAATCTCACGGTCTTTGCGGCTGCTCTCCATTGCATCCAACTTGTTGTCCAAGGCGATGTAGTTGTTGTTCATCGTGTTGGTCAAGTTGTGACCCAGTTCGCAGATGTTGTGCTGCATATTGCAGCAGCACTGCTGGAGCTGGGTGATGATGGAAGCGTTGCCGGACTGCATGGCATTGATGACCTGCGCAAAGTTCAGACCTTGGGCATTGGCAATCTGATTGATGCCCTGCGTGAGGGTCTGCACTGCGCCATAGACCTGCGTGAAGTCCTGCCCCAGCATCGTCGAGAGCTGGTTGATTGCGGCAGAGGTGCGGTCTCCATTGTTGTTGACTGCTTGGATGACGAGGTCGGTCATTTGGTTGTTACCACCACCAAACAGACCGCCATTGCCATTGTTGATGAGCGCACCAATCAAGAAGCCGACAAGACCAGCACCGAGGCCATTGCCTCCGAGGAAGCCGCCATTGCCGCCATTGAGATAGGGAAGAGCGCCAACGGGGATGTTGCCGTTTGAATTGTCAGGAATCAAAAAATTTGTTTCTGCCATTTTGTTGTAAAAGATTTAAAGTTTGTTATGAAAGCGAATAAAAACATTGTTGTCTTGGTTATGCAGCACCACCAATCTTAGCCTTGACTGCGTAGTAGTTCTTGCTGTTGCTTGTGAAAGCACTTGTGGCCTGATACTGACCGAAGTTCACAGCCTTGAGCGTGCTCGTAGCGTTCAAGCCGAAAGTGATCTCCCACATCGCACCATCTGCGGCAGTGTAGGTCTCCATGATGGACACGGATGCGTCTGGGCAATAGAAACCTGGTGCATCCTCAGCCTCGGGGATTACAACGATAGCCACATTCGTGGTGACAAACTTGTTGTGGTTCGGGTTGTTCGCATCGGTGCCAGTACCGCCAATCTTCTCGTAAAGGCAATCAGGCAGGAATCGATAGACATTACCCTCATCAAGAGCCATGCGGACGTTCATAGCCAACTCAAAGGTGGCGGCATTGAACTTGGTGGCTTCGGCCTCACCGCCCTCAATGGTAGCCTCGGTTTTATCGCCCTGCGTACCCGTCAACTGCGTTGAATCCTCAACGGGAGTGGATAAGAGCTGCCACGGCGTGTTGGTTGCACTGTACGCATTGGGCAGGGTCTCAGCACTTCCGTACATCTTAGCACCTGTAGGCGCAATGAAAATTTTAGGTTTACCCCATGAAATAGTTGCCATAGTTAATTTGTTTATTGAGATTAGAATTGTTATTCATAGTTAGACCAGTAACGGAGGCGGAGTTGGACATTAACGTAGTGCTGCCCAATCCCCGTCGCCTCGCCAGAGTGGATGTTGTCGTATAATGACACTTGGTACTTGCCGTCGGTAGTGCCTACGGTCAATGAATGTGACCATTCGGCTGCTGCCGTCTCAATGGTTGCGATGCGGGCAATGTCGGGAGTGAGGACGCCGTTCTGCCAAGGATCAATGTCTGGGACGAAGATGTTGATGTTTACAACAATCTGCTGCAAGTCGGCAGGCACACCAGCAAGGTAGCCGATAACGATGTCCTCGGCCTTGCTGTCTCTCGGTCGTGTCTCGGCATAATAGACACCGCCGCTCACCATTTCGGCAAGTGCGCTGCCCTTGATGTACTGATACACGTCTTGTAGTGCCTGTGTTCCTGTCCTGTTCATTTCTCCCTGTTGAACTTGTCTTGAATCTCCCTAACCAACTGCTCGGCCACTAATGAGCCGCTGACCAACACATCACGATGATGCAGTTCTTGAACGTAGGATGCGTACTCCATGCCAGCTACCAGGATGAGCGCATAGCCTTTGGTGTAGCGCATTGCCAGTTCTTTGACATACGCCTTGCCAGTTGTTGAGCCTTCTTGTCCATCTCCTTTCTGGCCGGGGACGGCTTGGAAGGAACTCATGGCGACGATCTGCCCGTCATGTACAATGGCATAACCTGTGCTGCTTACAAGGTTGCCCGTCTGCACGGTGTATGGCGGTAATACACTGCCGCCTCCACCATTGGCGGTGACTATCAGCCTTGCCTTTTCTACGGCTTTCTCACCAGCAATCCTCAAGTCGCGGATGATGCGTGCGTGGACATTCTGCACACCTTTAGTCAGTTCCGCAGTCATGGCATCTATCGCTCCTTGTTCGACCTTTACGCTCATACATCAATGCGGGTTTGGTCAACCGCACGTAGCGGAGTGACGCTGACAACACTGAACTCGTCAATGATGTTGCCGCAGCAGTCACGCAGCCTTATCTGCTCGTTGATGCACGGGTAACAACCGCAATGTCCTTCAAGCAGTATGGCATACGTGCGTCTTGTCACGGCCTCGCCCAACGAGCGGGCTTGCTTATTCTCGGTCGGCAGGTACTGGCAAGGCAGACACTCTCCCCATTCGCTTGTGGCGGTGATAGGAAAGCCTGTAGTGGGGTCTATGCCGCCACCATCCTTGCGCTTTACCTCGATTGTGCCGTTGACGATAATCATAGCCTGTTGCCCTTGTAGCCGTAGGTGATGTGCATCTGCTGGCCGTCATCGTTATCCTCGGCATTGTCCCCGTAGAGACCTGCCGCCTCGTTGCGGAGGTTCTGCCGCTGCTCATCGCTGAAACTATACGACTGACCACCCTGCGAGACGTTAGGAGCATACGACAGCCACAGCATCAGGTCGGCCTTGGCCAACTTGAAGTCCGCGCTATCCAGCACCGACACCCCGGCCTCGCCGCAGGGATCAAGCCCCCTGCGCTCGCACACCTCAACTATGGTGCGTTCGGGGATTGGGTAAGCATTGATGCTCCTAAGTGCCTCGTTTACGGTCATAGTAGTGGTAATTACTCACCGCCTCCGCTTGCAGCGGCCTCGGTGGAGAGTTTGTAGATGGAACTTACGCCGTCGATGACGGGGATACAGAGTGCCTGTGCAGCGGTGTACTCAACCAGCGGGTCGGTCTCGCTGAACTTGGAGATCAGCACATGGGTGCCGCTCTTCTCGTACTGCACATCGGCAACGGGGTTGGTCTCCTCGGCAAGAGTGCCGTAAACCAGTCTGCCTACGTTCTCGGTGGTAGTGCCGATAACGGAGGTTGCATCCCACGGGGTCACGGTGTTGAACGTGCCGTTAGGCAACTGCTCACGGAACGAGCCGTTGACAACGTGAACGGTCACGCCGAACTCGTCAGCCATAGCATCGTTGAATGCTGCACGTCCGGGGACGGGAAGACGGTTGGTCTGCGTTACAACAACACCTGCAAAGGTGGCGGCGAGTTGCTTGCCCTCGTCACTGGTGCGGATAGCGTCAAAGGCGGTGCGGGACATCCACAGGTGGCTGATGGTCACACCCTTTGCGTCAGCCGCATCAATCATGGTGCGGATGTCGGTGATGGGTGCATAGCCAGTGCTGCCCCAGGTAGTGGCGGCATTGAATGAGTTGGCTGCGGGGTAACCGTAGTCAACACGGATGCCAGTGCCGTCATTGCCTGCGTACATGGTGCCGTCCTTGATGAGCGTCACGCCAGTAGAGAGTGCCTGTTCAAACATGATCTCCTTGCGGACATCCATGCCCTTGATGCACTTGGTAACATCATCAAGCACCTTTGCGGCTACCTGTGCCTCGGCAACGCCCTTGGAGCGCATCACGTTGATGTCGCTGATGAACTTCTCGCCACGCTCGTACTTCATGCCCAGTTTGGGAATCTGGCCAGCGGCGGTGGTGATGACATCACGCTTCTTGAGAGGCAGGGAAGTCTCCAAAGCAACCACATCAGCGGCTACGATGGAAGAGTTGAGGTCGGTGCTGCCCCAGGTGAGGTCAGCCGAATATTCCTCGGTCAGCATGGTCTTGTGCAGCATGGTGGGTTCAGCGTTCTCGCCGTTGACGAGTTCGGTGATTTTGCCCACTACTGCGCTGAAGTACTTGCCAACCAGTTCTGCAAATAAACTAATAGTCATAGTCGTTTGTCGTGTTTTTAATGGTTAGTAATTACGCATCTGCGTAGAGGAACTCGATGCGGGGCAGAGCGGTCTTCATTGCAGATGTGGGCGCAAAGGGCATAGCGGCCTGATTGACCTGCCCAACGGTTACGATACCGGCACGGGGGTCGGTAGCAGTTACGGAGTAGCGGTTAACACCTACATAGTTGCCGCCAGTAGGCAGGCTACCGTAGGCAGTGCCGCCAGAGTTCACGGGCATGGGTTTGTAGACACCCGATACCTCGATGATGATATGACCGCCTTTGATACTGGTAAAGCCAGTCATATCCAGTGTGCGACCTCCAGGGATGTCACCAAGAGCGTTGACGATGACGATGCTGTCATTGCCGTCGCTGATCTGATTGCTCTCCTTTACGAGGTTCGCAGCAGTGTTGGTTGTTGCTTTTGCCATAGTTAATTTGTTTTTTTGTGTTGTTAAATGTGCATGGTCTTGACCACTGCATCCACTTCCTTGTCGGTGGCCTGTTGGCCGTTCTGCTGCTTGCCGAGTTGTGCGGGTCTGCCGAACACCGTGCCACGGGCATTCTGCTCGTTTACGATGTCTTCAACCTCGCCCTTGATCGTCTCCTGCAACGCAGAGAAATCGTCCTCGCTCATGTCCTCCAGCCTCATGTGGTTGTAGGGCTTGCGCTGCGTGGCCGTAAGTGGTTCAAGGATGCCGTCAATGATTGACCTGCGTGACTGGCTGCGTTTCTCCCCGTCCATAGCGTCAAGACGCTCCTTGAGGATCTTGTTCGCCTCAATCAGTGCCTTCGCCCATGCGGGTGTATCGTCAGCGGGAATTGGTTCGGGTTCATCATTATCAGGCTTGCCCCCGTCAACTGCCTTGCCGTCCTTGAGGCCATGCTTGCGCTCGTAGTTGGCTACTGCCGTCTTCTGCGCGTCGGTGGCTCTCTGGTCGCCGTATGCCTCAAGTACGTCTGAAAATGCGCCCTCTACTGCGGTTGCGATGTCATCCTCATTCTCCACAGTCTTAGCCAGTTTGGTGGCAACCCTGCGCAGAATGGACTCCTTCACCCCCGTATATTTCTCGGTGAGTGCGTCTAAAATCTTTTTCTCCATAGTTAACTTGTTTGCGCTTTAAGAAATGATATCGGCAACAAAGATAGGACGGAAAAACAAAAAATCCAAACGAAAAAACAAGAAAATTTTCGTGGCTTTTCGTCCGAAAAAGGCGGTATTTCCCAAAAAACACCACTTTTTTTGAAAATTTTCGGCGAAAATGTTTGGTATTACGAAAATACTATATATCTTTGCAACGTCAAAATAATTATTAACGGTCAAAATAAAATTACAACATCATGGAAAAATTGAATTATTCAACAAGCGAAATCAATGCCAACTTTAAGATTAAGGTCTTCGGCTGGCTGAATGGCAAGAAAATCAACACCCTCGTCGGTGTGTCTGGCCTGCTTAACCTGCTGGACGGTGCCATTGGCCTGGTTAATCGCCTTCTCGATCGTGCCTTCAACAGCAAGGGTGATGTCTGCCACTGCAAACTGCGCAGAGGGTTACAAATCAGTTTTTACGTTTTCTAATTATCAACCATAAAACCAATAAAACTATGGCACAAATCATCAAGACAACGGGCGAGGTCATCGAAGTCTCCCCGAAGAACGGACAATATTTCTCGCTTGAGGAACTTCAGTCGGCTGTTGAACACAACGGCCACCACTACATTGAGGCTGTCAACCTTTTCAACGGGCAGACCATGATCGTGAATGAGGAAGGCCGTCTCCCCCATGTTGACGCCGCGTATAACATCAAAGCCACGCAGATTTTCCGCCGTGCTTACCCATGTGATTTCATCTTCGGCAATGTAATTGTCTGCAACAACAACGAACTCAATTAACCACATAGAGGCTGCGCTATCGGCTGGACGGGCATTACTATTATGACACAAATAGCAACGACGATTGAACAAAGCAAGCATCTGCTTGAATTGGGGTTAGACCACAAGACAGCGGATTGTAATTGGAACACAACATTTGGGGACTGGTTCTTATGTATTGGAAAAAACAAACTTCCTCAGGCTGTTCCAGCATGGTCTCTTTCGGCATTGCTTGAGGTTATGCCGATTAAAATCACAAAAGACAAAGTAGAGTATAAACTTGCGATTTTTCCAAGTGGTCTATTTTCTACGCATTCTGATACGTCAACGTGGACTGTGCAATATTGTGGTATAGAATATTCTTACAGGTCAAAAGACCGCTTTCCAAAATTGGCAATATTCAAAGAATACACCCTAATCGATGCAGTTCACGAAATGGTATGCTGGCTGTTTGAAAATGGCTACATAGAGAAAGGAGGTGCATCATGAAAACCACACCAGCCATCAAGGTGACCTTCAAGGAGACGGGTCATACCGACTACTTCGGCAGTCTTGCAGCCATCTACGAGTGTTATACCTGTGACGATCTCGGCATCACGCTGCGGTCACTCTGGCAACGACCACTCCCATATCAAAACAAGCGGGTATGGATTCAGCGAATCGAAATCAAACACAAGCCACAACAAAACAAACAGCAATGAGAACAATTAAATTTCGTGGGCGCAGCCTACATAAACAAAAAGACGCTGACGGCATTTTTCAATATGTTATGTTATATGGCAACCTTATTCATCGTGGAGGTGATTGTTTCTACATCGCTTTCTACGAAACTGATTACACTGGTAATGCAAGGTTGTCAACATATTTGGTAGATGCAGACACCATCGGTGAATTCACTGGAGTACAGGATTGCAACGGATGTGATATCTATGAGGGTGATATTGTCGAGCTTGACAATGGACAGATTATCGGTGAAGTTGTCTTTGATGATGCCTCATTCAAAATCAAGACACAATTCTTCTGGCTTACTTTGCAATCCAACCCAATGAGGGTAATTGGTAACATTCATCAAAAAGGACAAAAGCAATGATTGAATTAGAAGATATTAAATGGCTGGATTGCAAGAAACATCTGCCCGATTATGATACAAGCGGTATGTGCCTCCCCATCTCCAGTGTTGTGATGCTCATCATTGGTCATTCAAGCGACTGGCAACAGATTGTCGGTGCCATCTATGACGGCAAGCAAAAGAAATGGCTTGACCCGTATTTCCACGATGTGTGGGAGTTCAGCAAGGAGAACGACTGTGAACCGCTGATGTGGGCAGAAATGCCACGTTTGACAAGATTTGGGAAATAACGCTTTAACCGCCATCTAACGCAACGAAATCCCGCAGGTGATAAACTACACGTTTGCGGGATTTTTCGTTGTTAGACGCAAAATCTGCAAGAAATAACTAACGCAATATCTTTATGCCGAACTCTGCGGCAGTAGAATCTGCCCATGATTTATTAAAACCACGTTTTATTCTGTCAAGCAACATCGTTTTTTGTCGCAAAGAAAGTTTTCTTCCATCAATAGTTGTCAGCCCTCCATCTTCAAGTGCCATAAATAAACCATTTTTCATTGTCTTGTATTCGTCATTAAACAAATGATATTTCAATGATTCAAGCACTTTGCTTTCATTGAGGCCAAAACTTTCTATGAAGTTTTGATAACCTTTTGCCCAAGCATTGTATCCATTTAATGGATCATCTATCAAAAGTTCAGGATGTGGTATCTTACTTGAACCAATTCTTTCCATAAAATCACCAAAAGTTTTTCTTGATACCCATTCATTGGCTGTTTCCATGTATTCTCTCGCCATCACTGATAACTCATTCCCTGCACGGAAATGGATATTTCTGCAATGTGTAATTTCATGCCAAAGTGTTTCCAAGTTCCTTGCCTCATTTTCAGTGATTTTATCAATTTCTCCTTGGGCTATTTTATTGAATGCATCAATTAGGCTCTCTTTACCACTGACATATAAATTACCTAAACCATCGGTCTCCCCAGCAACAGGGGAATTACTTACAGGTGAATGGCTGATATTAAATCTTCCGTTCTCAACACCAGCAATCCAATCAGTTCCAACATCGTTTAGTTTCTTCTCTACGTCTGCGATGCTTTCATAGTGTTCAACAGCATTTTTGATTGTTTGTTCTATGCCGTTCATCCACCTCAACCCCTGTGACGGGTCACCGTCCTTGAAGTTGTCACGGATAAAGTATGGCATCGACTTGGCATTTTCAAGCCGCTCGGCATTGTCTTCCATCCATTGTTTCCAGCCATCAGGCATATCGGTAACGGCATTCTCGCTCGTGCTTGGATCGCTGGGTTCCTCGCCACGCTTCAGCCGTTCATCATCTGCATCCAGTTCCGCCTTTGTCTTCATAATCGGCGTGGCTATGCAGCGGCAATGGGGATGCCAACCGACAAACTTGAACTCCTTGGGATATTTGCCTTGCAACTCATCGCATATATCGAAGAACGGCACGGGTTTGCCTTTGGCATTGAGGCAGGTGTGGTTGTTCGATAGTTCGATACGGATGCCGACCACGAAGTCGAACTGCTGCCATCGGTCATGGTCTGCCGTGCGATAGGCGATGTTGGTCTCGGTAGCGGCCAGCCTTCGTGCATTCTTGTAACTGCTACGGTACACACCTTGACCGGGATGGTACTGCGCTGCACGTTGCGACAGCCGTAGGATGCCGTGTTCGTCACGCACCCTGCGGAAAAGCATATCGGGATGGACGAGGTACTGCTGCAACTGACGAGCCATAGATGCCGCATCCAGTCCCTCACGGATGCCGCAGTCCAGTCCCATCTCGATCTCGCCCTTGAACTGGTTGGTGTAGTTCCACACTCGGTCACTAAGGTTAAGACCAGCCGTCTTGCGGTTCATAAACGCATCGAGGGCATCCACGCTGCGGTGTTTGTATCGTGCCGCCACCGCATTCTCCCCGAAGACGCTATCCACCAGCGCATCGTTCTTGGCATTGGCCAAGTCCCACTCGGCACGGACACCGTCCTGCACGGTCAGTTCGATGTCACCCGCCATCTGCCGAATCAACGCATCAATCTGCGCTTGTATGGCAGGGTAATCGTCAAAGCTGAATATCGCATCGTCAGGCACGGGCAGACCAGAGTAACGTGCTGCGACCTGTGCGGCTGCATCACGATATATCTTGTCTATCTGCCGTTGGTACTTGCGCACATTCGCCAAGTGCCGCTTGTCAAACTGGTTCATACCCAATCAAGAATTGTGTTACCTTTATAACCCTTTTGCCATATCCACCACGCATAAGCGACTGCGCTGCCGCCATGTCTGCGCATATAGTCGAAGTCCCCGTTTTTGGCGCACAGGACACGTTCTACGCACTGCAAAACCTTGAGGGGGGGGTAGATACTGAACAACGAATTAAATCGCCCTTTGCCCTCTGCAAACGTCGTTTTGAGAAACATACACACGAGACCACCAACAGGGACGAGTTCAATGGCATGGATGCAGAACTCTTTGGCAAACTTGTACGGTGGATTGGTGACGATAGCATAGTCGCCAACGAATGGCGGCTCGTTCATAGCAAAGAAATCACACACCTCGCCAAAGCCTCGGTCAACAAGGTCACACGACTTTACATCGTGGCCAAGTTCCTCAAGCCTCACGGATAGGCAACCACTACCGCAAGCAGGTTCAAGTATCTGCTTGGGCAAATCCACCTTTTTGATGAGTAAATCTATTGCGG